CGATTAGATCAGGCTTATCCGTTCCACGAATTAACTGCACAGCGACCGAATCCATATACTGTTGGATGTTTGAGGCTGTAACAGCAGATCCACCGTTCGTTACGCCAGAGTAAGCATAAGAACGCCAGAACGAAAAGGTAGCACGGTTAATCCCGCCATACGTTCCGGTGGTTGGGCTATCAGGAACAGCAGCACCAAGTCCGGTGATGTTTTTACCTGAATTGCCGGTTCCGTCTAAATAAATATCGGATCCGATACGGTTAGCTAATTGAGCTTCAGCAACATTCATACGACCATCGAGCAAATCGATGATTGCTTCTTTGCCAGAGTTCTGGATCATTTCTAAACCAGAGATCGACACAGCAGCAGCGTATTGCGTAATGCTAAATTGTGCGGCACTGATTGGGCTGTTTTGTGAGACATTCAACACTTCATAACCAGAATAAGAATTCGTGTTATTAGTGGTGGAGTCGTTGTACATAACCTCTTGCAAAATGACGTTACCGCCACTAAAGGTTTTTACATTCCCACGTTCTTTTAAACGGCGAAGTAATGCATTGTTATTTGTTACGTTGTCGGCCAGCTCACCGCTACGACTTTGGATGTTTGTCGCAATGATGTCGCTGATCGAGCTATTGGCAAAAGCCATAATATAAGCTCCTTATTAAATTATCAGAGTCGGTCACTAATATTGTCGAATTGTTCGGCAAGTAATGATCGGCGATCTTGCGCTTTGGTAGTCGTAACAGCTCCGGGTGTGGAACCTTTAACGCTCACCGCTGCCGCCCTTGCCCTTTTTGCTGCGGTATTAGCCGCTGCTCTTTTTGACGTTTCGGCCTGGGCTTGTTTGCCTTGCTGAACAGCATCAAAAAGTTCTGGGTTTAGACGTATTGCTTTATCGTACGCATCAGGTAGATCGCTTGCCATTCCGCTTTGTAAAAGCTGAATCATGGCAGGTCGAGCTTCCTCAAAGTAATCCGCTTTTTCGCTAAAATTGTTTATTTCACTTAAAAGCGTTTGATTCTGTACTTGTTCTTGCTGTTGTTTCCAACCTAACACCTCGCCACGCACGTTGTTTAGTTCGTTTTGAAGTGCATAAATAGTAGGATCCGTTACCTGTTGTGGCAGGTTATTGGCTCCCATATCGTTTAAATTTACTCCATAAGATTGAGCAAGTCTACCAAAATATTGCTGTTTTTCCTGCGGAGTGCTATATCTAAGGATATGGTCGGCTTCCATCAAGGCTTTTACCGCCTTGGGTGCATCAATGCCCAGTCCTTGGATCGTGTTCATGTAAGGGTTTAAAACTTCCTGCATTTGGTCGGCAAATTGCGCTTTTGAGATTAGCGGCTCAACGCCTGCTTTCATCTCGCTTTCGCGCTGCCAGGCGTATTGCTTTAATTTATCGTCAGCGGTCTGCCAAACCTCGTGATAATCCTTTTTCCAACTGGCTGGTGGTCTACGCCAAACCGGATCTTCTTCTGTTTTTTGCTCTGTCGGCTCGGCATTATTTCTTGAAAATTTACCTGTTTCGTCCCTTGGCTTTTCAGCTTGAGCAGGTTGTGCCCATTCTGGCTCTGGAGCTGCTGCCTCCACCTCGTTGAATTGTTGCTCTAACAATTCTCGTCTTGCATCGCCGTTTTCGACCGGCACAATCTCGTTTAAATCTGACATTTTTGAATCTCCCTGTGGGGGTTGGTTTAACGGCGGGTAAAACGTAAATCATCTCGTGCTTTTGAAAGCATACGATTAGCCTGGTCGTGGGTCATATTGGCAAGTTGTGCTTGTAATATCTCACGGCGGTTATTGGTGACTTGTGGCGCTTTTCTTTCCATACTTTCGTTGCCAATCTCGATGCAATTGTGTTGCTTTAAATGCTCTCGATGGTGGCTGCGGCTCGTAATCATGCTGCCATCGGCCATACTCTGGTAGGGTTGAATGTCTGGCATTACCATGGGCGCGACAGGATCCGCGTAATAAGTAGACTTTTCGATTAATTCACCATCTATTTGGACGTATACTTTTCTCATAGCAGTTTTAAAATATCCTCGTCATCCATCTCTAAATGTGTATCCCAAATGCGCTGAACCCGGTCAAGGTCGGCAAATAACGCATCAAAATTAATTGTAGGGCTGGTGGTTGCGACCGCTTTTGGCTCGGTAGTAACGAATGGCGCTGCGATTTCCTCGGCAATATCGGGTCGGCCTTCAACAATCCGCTCAAAGGCATCAAGAATTGCCTGTTTTTTAGCATCTCTGAGTTTTCGTTCTTTTTCGAGTATTTCTTTAAACCGCTTGCCATCATGCGTATCGTCAATAACGATAATCGGCTGCACAAAAATAACATTGCCCGCACTGCCCGTTGCCCCGTTGCCTGAAAGTGCAATGGTAATGGACATCCCAACCGTGCCGGGTGATCCAGTAGCCGATGCGCCCGTAATCGGCACAGTGGCGCTATCGCCCTCGGTTCCAACCTGCCCTGTTGCCTGCACCCCTGATAAACCGATTGTAATGTTGGGCGCAACAGTGCCTGGGGATCCGGTCGCAATGTTGCCGGTGATCGGAACCGTTGCCGATATTCCGACATTACCAGGTGAACCGGTCGCGGTATTGCCCGTAACGGGGAGTGAATCCCACAGGGCATCATCCCAAGTGCCGGTATCCCATGCGCCTTGTGCCATGGATTAAGCAATACGGATAAGCGCATTGGTAGAGTCGTTGGTCGGCATAGACAGCGAGAAAGTGCCAGCGGTTATGGTTTGTGCGCCAAAAGTATGCACACTAATCGCCTTGTTGGATTGGGTGCTGTTATAAACCAACACACAGTCAAAAGAAGTTGCTAACGTAACAGTTGTATAAGTAAAGCTCGCGCTCGGTGTCCAGTACGCTGTAGTGCCACTGGACGTTGGCGCGGTCGCGTTTGTGACCGCTACCCCACCTGCCGTGTAGTTTGTTCCTGTGACCTCACCTGTGGCGCTGTAAGCGGTCGTTCCCGCTCCCAGTGATGCACTGGCTAAATATAACGCGGCTTTCAGTGAATCGGCTCCCGTGCCCGCCCTGACTACGCTAGTTCCTAATGCGTGAATCCCGTTAAGGATTTCTGTCTTAAAACTCGTACACATTGCCTGCGCGTTAGCCATATGGGAAGCTCCCTATTTCTGAAGTTGATACAATTGGTTTTTTTAGTCTGACATGAGCTGATCGATGAATAAGCTCGCTATCAAGCCAATACTCCACCCATGTCGTGTTTTCGTTGTCGTTATCAACCGATCCCTCGCGCTTTTCAAGCAAAGAATCGTCCATATCGCCCTTAGTTGTGGTAACGATCATGCTGCCACCTCAACCCCAATAGCCTTACCATCAGGCCCACGCACAATCCGCTTAGGTGCCGCCAAGGTCTGCATTACACCACCGATGCGGTTCATGGTTTCGCCGTGCATGTTTGCCATGTTTTCGTGCATTTGTGCCATGTGATCTATGGCTGCCTTGACATTCTGACCAAGTTCCGAGGATACTTTCTCGCTTGCCGCTTGTTGTGCCTCGATTAACGGCAAATCAAGTCCGGGGTTAGCCCCGATCCGCGCAACCATAATTTTGGTAGCTGCCTCTAGCTCTGATTTTTCTTTAGCTGCTTGGATCTCGTGATTCTTGAGCTGAACCTCGAATTGAATCTTTTGTTGTTCAAGCTGTGCAGAATGTTGCATTTTCATTTGCTCGATCTGCATTTCGGCCTGGGTCTTGGCTTGGGTCATTTGCATTTCTGCTTGCATTTTAGCTTGCGCGGCTTGCGTGTCGGCCTGCACTCGCATTTGATCCGAATGTTGCTGGGCTTGCATCTTTATCATTTCGGGATCTGGCTTTTGTTGTTGTGGTGCGGCTTGCTTTTGTTTCATTTGCTCTAGCGCAACATCCAATACGCCCTCAATCGGTTTGGCCTGCTTAAACCCACCAATGCCGAATTTAATCAGCTCAACCAACATCGGCACCAACTCTGGTGATTGTTGACCCACAGGTAGCGCCTGTTTCAAAAATCCACCAAATGCGGTCATAAACTCGACCCGATCGCGTTTGTTTTGTTGTTCGTCAATCTGCACCAGGCTGTCAGCATCTACCTCAATACGGAAGTTGCGTAATGGGTTATCTTTCAGTAATTGCAAAGCCTGGGGAATCATTTGCTGGTCGGGTTGACTCATTTGACCGGCAGCTGCATACGACAGAATCGTTTGTGGTTGAAATTTAGAGCACATGACCTGCGCTTTAAGCCTAATGAGCTCACTGGCAAATAATGCGACTTCATCTTGCATGGATCTCAACCGCAACCCGGCATATTGGCCTTTAATCTGTTGTGCCGTTGCTGTCTCGCTAGCTGATGATGCCCCACGGATAATGTCGCTAATGCCTGTAATTTCGTAAATCTGAGCTTTTATCTCGGTGCGAGCTCGGTAACAATTCATTAACGCATTAGCTAATTCCTCAATGGGCAAAATGTCGATACTGCCCTTGAGCCCACCCTTTTCGCTGAATGCCATCCATTTATCAACCGGAATTAACGTATTGTTATCGCCCTCGGTTAACAACCGTTGCAATGCAGGCTGACTAGCGTCATAAACGCCACGGATCCGTAGTGCTTTTACCAGCCCGTCAATTCTGTCTGACAGAATGTCAAGCTCGTTAGCCTGGTCTTGATAAAGCACAAAGTCAGGCACCGGAATTAGCGTGTCGCTGGTGGTGGTGCTGTATAGCGGTTTGGCGCACGGGAAAAACTGCTCTAATTCCAATGGATCGTCGCGCTCGTCAATAATCTCGTTGTAGTTTTTGGTGAACCAATAAACCTTGCCCGACTCCTTATCCCACAATTCGCAGATCTTGGCACGGGTGCGCTCTTTGTTGCTTTGGCCATACGTTTTTAATGTCTCTGGCCCTGAATCTAACGGTATTTTCTCGCCTATCTTGCCGAACCGCTCAACCAACGCCTCGCGCGTCATGTAAACCCACCGCCACACACAGGTTACCTCTTCCCAAGTCCTCGCCACAGAATGCCCAAAGTCCTTCCAATGGACGTAATCAGTAGGCGCACACTCGTACTCAATCTCCTCTTGTGGCTCTTGTTCTCCCGCCGTGTAGTCCTGATTCTCGGAATTCGGGGAGCCCGTGGGGGTCTGTCCTTCAGCTCGTTCATTTTCTATGTCCTCAGTGACCTGCACCCCATCTTCCGGCATATCAAGCTGACGTACGTGTGGCTCGTAACGCACCCAGGCAGTGCCGCGGCCACCGAGAAACCGATCCTCAACCGCATAGAGATCGGAAGAGCACACGTCTGAACTCCAGTCACTGAGCT